AAAAAGAGAAACTGAAAGATGTGCTGGAGGAGCTGAGGAGACTTAAAAAGAAAGAACCAGTCCAAGTGCCCGAAGACCCCGTTGACTTCTGCCAAAAATGGTTTAACTTCACACCAACGGAATATCAAGCCAAACTTTTAAGAGACCAGAAAAAGCGCATTGTTGTCCGTTGGAGCCGCCAAGCTGGAAAAACAACAACGCTTGCCTTGAGGGCAATATGGTTTGCATTTAAACATCCTAAAACGCTTACGCTTATAGTGGCTCCAAGCCTAAGACAAAGCATGATTTTGGCGGACAAGCTTCAAGACTTCCTTTCAAGCCTGCCGCCGAGTTTGCGCAAAGCGAACATATATAAAATGCAGCGAACAGTAATCCACTTCCGAAATGGAAGCAGAATAGTGGCTCTGCCGAATAGCCCGCAACTGCTAAGGGGCTATACGGCTAACATGTGTATTTTGGATGAGGCTGCATTCTTCCGCGATGATGAGCTTGTAGTTTACAACGTTATAATGCCCATGTTAAGCACAACTGATGGAACGCTTATAGTCAGCAGCACTCCTTGGAGCACTGACAGCGTCTTTTACAAGATGTGCATGAACCCAGAATACAGCCAACACGTGGCAACGTGGGAAGACATTGTTAAGGCGGGTTTAACAAAACGCGAGTTTATTGAGGAAATGCGCCAGAGCATTCCTGCGGAGCGTTTCCAGCGGGAGTTTGAAAGCAAATTTGTTGAAGACATTGATGCTTGGCTCACCCAAAGCTTAATCGCAAGCTGCATAGATGCAGAGCTTCAGCCCTACGAGTTTCACGACCAGCCTCAAGGAGACTTCTACATTGGCGTTGACTTCGGCAAACAACAAGACTACTCGGTTGTCGTGGTCGTTGAAAGGTTTCCAAACAACATTTTGAAGCTTGTCCACGTGCACCGCTTTCCATTAAACACGGAATATGCAAGCGTGATAGGCTATGTTAAAAGCCTCCAGGATCGTTGGAAAACTGTTCGCGCCGTTTACGCCGATATTACAGGCGTTGGCAACTACATTGTTGAGGACATGGTTCACAGCGGAATCCAAAACGTGCAGGGCATAACATTCACCATCCAAACAAAAGAGGACATGGCGACAGTCCTGCGTGAGAAAATGAGGCAGAAGGAATTTCTAATACCCTACGAGCCTGTCCGAAAAAGGCAAGATATTGACCTTTGCTCCGAGCTTAACATTGAAAAATATGAGCTTATGAAAACTGGACATATACGCTTCAGCCATCCTGAAGGAAGCCACGACGATATATTCTGGGCCACAGCTTTAGCCGTTTACGCTGCTGTTCAGGCTCCCATGCCCGGAAAGGGCGCAATCATACTCCCTCATTAAAGTGATTAAGAATGAGCTTTGTAGCTGAAAAAGTTCGTAAAGGCTTAAAAGCCATAATTGACGCTGCTAAAAAGCCCTTTTCAGCCCAGAGGCTCTACCCGCCTGAGCTGAGCAGACGCCAAATCGAGGAAGAGGTGCCCGTAAGCTGGAAAGCGGACAACGTATTGTGGGGCTACGTAACAAGATACATGCTTAAAGGCTCAGGCGCAGGTTTCATAACCCCGCCCTATACTGCCTACTGGGAACGCCTCTGGGGCGCTGTTCCAATAGAGGATCTGCCGAAATACAAGGACCTTTACACTTTCACGCCCTACATTAAAGCTTCAATTGATGTGACGGTTAACTTGGCGATAAGCAACGGGTTCGAGCTTGAAGGCGGAGAAGACAACGTTCGAGAATGGCTCTCAAACTGGCTTGATGAGCAAAACATTCTGGAAACTCTCCGCATAATCGCCACAGACATGCTTGTGTTCGGAAACGCCTACCTCGAAATGTGTAGGAACGAGGAAACAGGTAAAATTGAATGGCTTAAGCCTTTGGATCCTGTCCACATGCGTGTCCGCCGAGACGCTTACGGGCAAGTTTTAGGCTACATCCAACTGCTCACCTTCCCACCAGTAGTCTTCGCAAGCGACGATATTTGCCATTTCAAATGGGGAGCCAAGTCATGGTGGTATGAATTCAGCTACGGCACAAGCCTGCTAAGGCCCCTTCTCAAAATTCAAGCTTTAATCGACCAGCTTGAGGATGACATGGCTGTCATTGTGCACACTTACGCCAAGCCAATGCTTGTCGTTAAGGCCGGAACGCCCGAGAGGCCCTTCACAGACCAGCAGTTGCAACAGCTTGTTGAAGCCTTCCGAGACCGCAAACCAGCAACAGATGTCTTCGTGCGTGGAGACGTGGACGTTGATGTTATTCCAAGCCTAACCAAAGACGTTAACGTAACATTCTGGCTTGACTATTTGTTAAGGCAGCGTGAGGCCGTCCTTGGAGTTCCAAAAATCTTCTTGGGCTACTCAGAGGGAACGAACCGCGCTACAGCGGAAATTATAATGCAGGAATATGTGACGCGTTTAAGGATGATGCAGGAGATTATTGGCGACACGCTTGAAACTGTCCTTTTCAAACAACTCATAAAAGACGAATTTGGCGAGGGTGTCGAAGTTCCAAAAGTTAAGTGGAAACCTCTGTGGGAGCCTCCATTAGCGGATAAAGCCAAATATCTTGCCGATCTTGTGGATAAAGGCATAATATTACCTAAAGAAGCCCGAACACAGCTTGGCTTTCCAGGGGAGTATCCAATAAGCACTCCCGAAGAGCTTCAAGCAGTCTTGAGGCGTAATGGTGTTAAACAATAATTTAGCCCTTGTAGAGCTTGAATGGAAAAGTTTTCTGGAAATTTCTGAAAGGTTCACAGCGATAGCTTTTAACCCTTCAGAAAACTTAACCGTCAGAATCCAGAACGCCTTTAAAGCTGTAGAGTTTGCATTACAAGCTTACGCAGCTAAATATGGAAAAAACAGGCTTTCAAGGGAGAACGAGCTTTTATTTGTTGAATTGAATTTTGGATTTAAAGCTGCAAGCGACTATAGAGTGCTTATAGACGCATATTTCAACTCATACAAACGGATTTTATCAAACGATAGAGCCCGAGATGCTCTGCGAAGGGCAAGCTTACTTTTAGAAAAGATACATGCGGTTTTAAGGGGTTAAGTTTTGTCTTTCTGGGCTTCCCAAAGCGCGGTGAGCAGAAAGTTTACGCTTACCGCACCATGCGGGATGAAAAAGTTTGCGACGAATGCTCCGCCCTTGACGGACAGGAGTTTGTCTGCGAGGCGGATGAAAAGCCAACCCGCTATTTTGAGAATGCCGAGCAATGGGATGAGGAGATAGACACCTGGAAAGTCAATTTGCATCCGCATTGCCGTTGCTATCTTGAGCTTGTTGACGTTAACAGAGAGGAATAATTATGCCGGGAATTGATGAGACAACTAACACTTTCCGCTACCGTGTTCAAGACCCAAACAAGTTTGACAAGTTTCGAATTAAACCCATCACCAAAGGTGTAAAAATCACTTTGGGCAGGGTTAAGGGCACAGACCGCTGGGAAATCCAAAATTACATTTTCGATAAGGCGCGGTTCAAAGACAAGGAAAGCGTTAGAAACTGGTTGGAGAAGCATTTGAAAAGCGAAATTCAACTTCTTTTGGATTTTAAAGCTTGGAACGAGCTTCGCAAACGGTTCTTACAGGCTTACTTGAACATTTCCCGCATCGACTAAATTTACGGGTATCAAATTATTGAGAGGTGTAAAGAAAAATGAGTTTTGAAGCTGCGAAATGGACAACCAAATACATCAATGACCTTCCAGATTCGGCTTTTGCTTTGATTGAGCCTGGAGGCGAAAAGGACGAGGAAGGCAAAACCGTTCCAAGAACTCTGCGCCATCTGCCCCACCACAAGCCAAACGGAGACATTGACCTTCCACATTTGCGAAATGCCATGGCACGCGTGACACATATCAAACCAGTAAACATGAGCAAAGAAGAGGCTATCAAAAAAGCACATGACCACCTGCTTAAACATTATAAGGAGCTCGGTATGACTCATCCGCCATGTTCAGTGCCGGGCTGCGAGGGCTACTATCCAAAAGAGGAGAAGAAAAGCATGCTTGAAGATTGGCAGGCGTTCAGAAGTTGGCAAGAGGCTTACTTTACCGCTCATGGTAAACGAATTCCAATGGTTTACTGAAAATGGGTAGAAACCAGAAGAAAAGGCGGAAGTTTCGCCGTTTAAAGATTCTCGGTTTAATTTGAGGTGAACGGAATATGCAGCTGCGATATTATGTGCCGTTCAAGGCTTTAGAGCATGGTGAAAAGGCACAGTTCGCCATAAAAGAGGGCCTAATCAACATTGAAGGAGTAGCGATCGACACAAGCGTAAACAAGAACAAGTGGCAGGTGCCAAAAGAAGACCTTGAATACATTGTTGACACGCTTAAAGGAGCCCAGCTCCGCGTTGACCACGCTGAATCAGCGCTTATGGTTGTGGGTAAAGTTGTCGATGCAAGCCTTGACGGAGACCGCGTGCTTTTCAGAGCTGAAGTTGGTGACGAAAGGCTTATCGACAAAATCATACGGGGCTACGTTACGCATGTTAGCATCCAAGTTGACAGCGATGAAGTTGAATGCAGCAAATGCAAGCGCCCCACGCGTAAAGAGGGAAGGCTTGTCCACCTTTGCCCCGGAGCATGGGAAGTTGTCCGCAAACCAGTTGTCCGAGAATTAAGCATAGTGGCAAGCCCGGCCTACGAAAACACAAGTTTTCAACCGCTCGGTTTCTATGCCGCCATGAACGAGGCTCAATGGGGAGCCGTAATCGAATCTTTAACCAAATCGGGCGTTTTAGAAAGCACGCAAGTTTCCACACAAGTTTCGACAAATATGCCAAACCAAATTTCGATAACACCACCTCAAAATGCAATCATAACCACTTCATTAACTGTTTCTCCTTCACAGTCATCCGTTAAAAAGGATGATAATGTGGGTTCTAAGCCTTTGGAAGGGCTGCAAGAACCCGAAACAAAAACTGTTCAAAAAGCGGGTGAGGTGAAGCCTATGTCCGTTAACGCGGAGCAGAAGGCTTCACCGCAGGTGGCGCAGGCAACAGTAAACGTTGCACCAGGCGAAACTTCGCCTAAACAAGTGGAATACGAAGACTTCATGAAGCAATTAGAAAAACTCATGGAGCAAATCAAGGGCGAAACCAGCGAGGAAGCAATCGAGGCTTTGGAGGCTAAAG